CTACGACGCTGTTCTTCTTTATTGGTTCTACGACCGCCCAATCGCTTTTCTATTACAGCGTTGATGTTGCTACATTGTAAACTAACACTGGTAGTTCCAATCAATGTCGCACTATCTATGCTGTCTGCCAAACTGAAATTGCTGACATATCCCTTAAATCTCAAATATACTTGACCTGGTAATATGGCCAGGGTATTTTGATCAAAAAATACTCGTCTTATGGCTATTCTGCTGCCTTTGATCTTGCTGCCTAATACCGCACTGACCCAGTTAGGTTCTGTCTCACCACCTTGACTGGGAATACCACTTAGTGATACTGTTAAGCTATTATTGGTAGCTCGCAGATCATTTTGTATGTCGGTAATGCCGAGAAAATGTCCTACAGCACTATAGGTATTACCGTTATAGGTTATAGGACTATAAGTGTTGGCAATATAAAAGCTATTGCCATTGACGGTTAAATCAATCAATAGTCCGTGAGTTATTGATGTGGCAGTAACAGCAGCAGCAATAGTCATATTACTTTTTCCATTAATTTGAAATCACCTGACCACTCAAATCTGTCTCTAATATTCATTTGTATAATAGGCAATGATCCAACAACCATACGCCAGGTGCAACTATTGCCTACAAATATTCCCGATCCTGTCAATGTTAAATTTTCACTGGTGATAATAGGCCTATTGAGATTGAGCACCACGGTGCTGCCTGATCCACGCTGAACACTATCAACTATGACATAAGGATAACGACTATAACGAGGTTGTACAAAATCACCTGATCGAAATAGATATGATGTGCTGGATATAGCAGGCAACACATCCAGCGTTATAGTGGCTGTGCTGGTGGCTGTAACCCGCAATCCCCCAATATCGCCGGCTGTCATATCACCTTGATAAGCAGTAAGATAAGAGAGATTAGGATTGTTAGCCAAATTAACAATGCTTTCTCTTGATCGGTCCAAATAAGTTATACCTTCTATAAGTTCTCTATTGGTGCTGTATGTCCAAACAGGTTTAGGAGTAATGCTCATCATCCAAGGTTGTGCCGATGTTCTTTCTGCTGTACGCAATCTTTGACTGCGACTAACACTTTGACCAACTACCCTACGGCGATCTATTTCTATTTTACTGGCACTATCTATTATGATTTGTAAGGCATTCACGCTGTTAATCTCCTTGATGGCTGACTACGACGACCTTGTTCTGTCACCGCATAGATGAAACTGGGGTCTCTGGCTACCAAACTGCGGAAACTGCTGGCATCTACAGCTGAAATATTGTAATTTACTACGGTGGTTCCGACACCACTACCACCCATAGTCGAATTAGGCACAATATTACCAGCACTTTGCGGAATGAATAGTTCTGGTCCCCGCTCACCAACCACGATAGGACTATTGGCTCCCACTGCGCCACCTGTGGCAAATCCTGGGAATCCTAAAAATGACGCTCCTGCTTTTAATAATCCCGCAACTCCCGAACCTGGAGTTCCCATTCCTAATAAACCCCCTAATCCTGTTAAACTTTGTTGAACTTGTATCCTAACAAATTGCTCAATAAGACTATTAGCAAGATCTTTGAAACTCAACTTACCAGTTTTAACAAATCTCACAATGGCATCTTCCACGCCTTTAGTAAATGCGTCAAAATATCCTTTTGCCTGCTTGGCAGCATTTTCAGCATTTGCGGCAAAATTGGTAAACGCTTCTGTCCAACCAGCATTCCATAATCTTGAGTTTTCTAAATTCTTAGTTTGTTGCTCTGTTATTTGACCAACACTTTCGGCTATGGCAGATAATCTATCCGCATATTCCTGTGCTTTTTGAGGATCTTGTAAATCTTCTTCTGTATATTGAGCAGCAATTAATCTTCCTAATGTTAATGTTAATTGCCTAGCATTTTCAGTTATTTGAAGATATTGTTTAGATAATTCGCCTTTACCAATAAGAGTACCTTGGAATTGACTTTCTTTTAATCTATCATTAAGACCAACTTGAATTTCACCAAATTTTTCTTGCCTATCATAAAATTTCAGCAATTCATCCATACTGCGTTTTCTAGCTTCATTATTATCAATTAATTTTATAGCAGCAATGGTATCAACTTCACTTTGTTTTTTTATCTTGGCAATGGTTTCATCAATTACAGCACCTTCCCCAGCACGCTGTTGTTTAGGAGTAAGCGTTTTGCGCTTTTCCTCTAATTTAATAATTTCATTTTGTGCGCTGGTTTGTATTCTAGCTACTTCTTCCGTGATCTTTTTAGTCTCTTCGCTGCTGTGTATTAAATCATAATCTCTTTGAATTTTTTCTCTTTGCTTTTCATTAGCATAAGCATAAGCATCCGCCAATTTTCGAATGCCTTCTAATTCACTTGCTAGTCCCAATACTGCTGCTGGTCTATTACCGCTGGGGGCGGGCTTATTTGGTGTAGGTTCAGGTTTAGGACCTAATCCCAAAATGCGTTTTTCTGCTTCATCTAATGATGCTCGTGCTTCCTCGGCCTCTTTCTTTCTTTGACCCATAATAGCACCGGCTTTGGCAAAATCACCACTAAGGGCAGCACCACTGGCTTGGAATAATGCCTGTATATCGGCCACTATAGTTGATACTACATAGCCAATATTAGTAGCTAAAATAGCTACCGTTTCAAATGTAACCTTAAACGCCTTAGCAGCAAATGATCCGGCACCTCCTCCTGCCAATTGATCAAAGAATTTAATCATTTCATTAAGAGGGCCTAATGATTCCATTAGTGCCAATTTCATTGCTCTGGTATTGCGTTCAAATTCATCGAATATTTTAGCTGCTTGCCGGGCAGCCTCGGCCTGTGCCTTTTGTGCTTCTGTAACTGTTTGTGTGCCTGCGGCAATTTCTGCCCAATCAATATTTTTTGCCGATTTACCCAACAAATCAAATGCCAATGCGTTTCGTTCGGTTGGATTGGTCATTGATGCCAATTTTTCTATGGTCTTTTGTAATGCTGCTTCTGGACTGAGATTTGTAATTTCTTTTAGACTAAATCCCAATCTAAATAATTTGTCTTGAGCATCGCTTGATCCTTGTGCTGCTTGATCTAAATTATGCTGCATTGAACTAATTAATCTTCCAGCATCATCGGCATTACCGCCGGCTACCTGTAGAGCACTTTGTAATTGAATAATTTTCTCAATACTGACTCCAGTGGCAGCGCTGAGATCTTCCAATTGATCTGCCAACTCATAAGCACTTTTAATAGCGTTTAATCCAATAAATGCGGCGGCCAATGCTTTAATTCTATCTATTGCAATATTAGCGTGTGCTGCTATTTTATCAAAGCTGGCTTGACCTGTTTGACCCGCAGTTTGTAAATGCTGTGTCAATTGTGTAGTTTGACTAACAGCATTTTGAATACCAGTAATATATCCTCTACTGTCTAATTCCAATGTTACAGTTATACTGGCCATTATAGTTTCCTTGTTTCTTCATTAATCCAACCGGGCAGTTTATTAATAGTAGGTTGAGTCATACCATCTGGACTTTGATGACTCCACCCTTTATCTAATCTATCGCCATAAGGATAATCTCCTGTAATGGTTTCACCATCCAATGTTGTATTGCGACGAGCATTTCCGGTTCGAATAGGAGTTTTACTAACAAAATATTCATAAGCCTTGTCCATAACATTAGCAACAGCCTGCTCATTTAATTTCGGTAAATTACTAAACTTACTTAAATCAATTTTGATCATCCTCTAACTCCTTTCATTATGGATTCTAATTCTTCTAATGGAACATCTGGAATACTATTTGAGTTTTTACTTTGTTGATAATTAATCCACCCTTGAGCACTGTCCATAATAACCATATCAAATGTTGTGGCACGGCTCATCAATTCACTTGGTAATAACCCATATCTTTTGGCCATACTATCTATCATAATAATAAGTCCAATTTCTTTACCATCTGGATCTAATCGCTCTTGAGTTACTTTCCCAAGGTTTCGATCACCCGTCCTATTACTTTAGTCATAACATCCGTTGGCAATACCATACCTTCTTTAATGACAAGACTGCCATCCTCATCCATTATCATTGCGTTGATTGCTTCCACGATTTCGCCATAATTTTCGCCACGCATTTGAGCAAATTTAATAAACTGATCAATTGGCTGGCGATCATAGATCCAAAAATCTAAACTATCATTGTATTTTTCACGAATTTGTTCATCATCTAATGTGATTTTAATCAATTGTGGTTGTGCGGCTATTTGTGTAAGTTTCATCTTTGTTCCTTTCGATCTTTGATAATATGTAATGTTGCCATAGCAAATTTAAGTCTCGCAGAGATCTTGTCAGCATCACCTTGTAGGCAACGCAATTCATTAAGGCTTTTGGCTATTTCTTCTACCAGGCTGGCCAGTAGGTCATCTTGACTATATTCTTCTAAACGCATATGTTCTCCTAATCCGGTAATATATTTATTGCGGCCATTGAAAAGGGCTCACAAAGAGCCCTAATCCTGTCCAGCCTTGCCTACTGGAGATTAAACTACGCTACTGCTTAAATCACCGTCTACCGCAATGGTAAAAGGTGTTACCCAAACTGGTGCTGTAGGATTAACGGTTGGTGCCAATGCTGTGATATATCCGCGACCGCTCATATATCTTGCTCCTGTTCCAGTTCCGTTAAAATAAACACGGAATTGTACCAGTGTAGCCGCATTTGATAAGTTGTTGATACCTGTTACTCCACCGCCACCATCGGTTGAGAAGTAAGTGGTATTATCCACTACCAAATTACCTGCCACGCTGTTGGTAGCCGGTGTTGGCAAACTGGATTGACTAAACGAATCTAATTGTGTCCACGAAAAAATTCCCACATTGTTATTAACGGTGATATTTTGTAGAGCAGGCACTTGATAACCGGTTGTAGTACTGGCAATTGCAGTGGTTCCTGTGCTGATCTGTAAAATGGCACGAGTCGATGCGGGACTTGTATTAAAATAAGCCATTGTTGTTTCCTTTATGTTGTTATGGAGTTTAACCTAAACTCGAAAGTGTAGGTCAATACATCCTCGGTAGTGTCATTGGTATAGTCTGCTTCAGTAACAAAATTAACTATGCCAGTCCTATCGCGTGCGGATAAGATTGCTGTGATTGCTTGCGGTAATTGTGTAGGATTATTTTTAGCATCAACCGAGAGAAATACTTGATTCACCGTAGTATCTTGTAAAATATTGTCGTGATCTAATGTGGGTATCAATGCACTTTGCGTCAGCACATCTGGTCCAACATAAATCTTTTTCATATTCTTTCGATACAATGGAGCTCCATTCTGTTCCCACGGCAACTCTTGGCTAACAGCAAACTGGGTAAGCGTGCTTATGGCCTGGTTGATTGCTGTGAGCAGTTCGGTTCTCATTATCTCACTCTAATAACATTGCTGCGCACTGGCATCTTTTCTCTGTCAGTTACAAATCCCTCACCTGCCCAATCATACCAACTTCCATCATCTAACAACTCTTGATATAGACTTCTAAACTTTTCGTTGAAAAATCCAATCTTGACTCGTTCTGCATTGTCTTGACTGCTAAAATCTGCAATCTTGGGATAGACATAATAACTTAATGCGTAATAAACACATAAGTCAGTAAAATCTGCCGTGCGGTCGATGATTTTATTGATATCGGGATTGGGAATAGGTAATAATCCTAAACTAACATTGGTAAGATTTGTGCCACCACCACTCATACGCATATAATAAGTCCTCCACCAGTCGCTTGTACCGATCTGGTAGAGGATTCTTTGTGTGCTGCGAATGGTAATATCATCAATAATATTAACGGTCAATCCCTCATTGGCTTCAAATACACGCTGGTCAGCAGCAATCACCGCGTCATAGTCGGCAAATGCTATTGCACCAGTTACATCATATATCCAAAAGGGAAATGCCATAATAATTCCTTAAATTACCCAATTACACAAATCAGTTAATGATGCCGTCTGCTGTGATAGCAACGCCGTGTGTGCTTTGTAGCACACTGGCACCAGCCACTGCTGTCACAACCATATCTGTGGCACGCTGTTGTGGTAGATATAGAGTCTGTAGATTCAATCCACCGCGTTGAGCAATACCAAGACCTGTGCGAGCAAA